ATGAAAGAGAATATATTTTAGATTTATTTACTCCCGATAAAAATATAACAGATTATATTGAATATAATTATGGGAATTTATTCAATAAAAGTATTTCATTACATTTAAGAATGGGTGGAGGTAGACAAGATAATTTCTTTGACATAAAATTAATACCTGAAGAATGGGTTATTAAAGTTTTAAATAATGAGAGTGACGGTCATAAAGTACTGGTTTTTTCAGATAATTTAGAGTCAGCCAAAAATTTTGTAAACAAATTAGGTTTTCCTAAAGAAAAGTTTGTTTATATTGACGAAGACCCGTATATTGCGGTTCATATGATGAGTATGTGTGATAAACATATATTATCAAATTCAACGTTATCATTTTGGGGTGCGTATCTTGATAAGAAACAAGAAAATGAGTATACTTTTATACACGAGACTTTTTTCGAAAGACATCCTTACAGTATGATACCTTACGATAAATGGAAAATAAATTATTAAATATAAAAATCATGAACGGACTATCAAAAACCACTATGGATAAAATTGAAGGTAAACTTAGAATACCGATACACATTAAATATATCGCGGATTTTATAGTAAAAGATTCTATTGAGCAAACTAAAAAAATATTAGATAAATTAATTGATGATAATATTGTTGTTGAAATGGAAAATAATAAAGGTTTTTATATGTTATCATCAAACAAAAAATAAATGAGTAAAAAAGAACTAGTAACACACCCTGAACATTATGGGGGTGAAGATAACCCTTATGAGGTTGTTAAGATAGCTGAAGCGACAGGGATAGATAAAGATGCGTATCTATTCAATGTGTTAAAATATATAATTAGAAGTGGTAAGAAAGATGATAACCCACCGGTACAAGACTTGAAAAAGGCTTTATGGTATTTAGATAGAAGAATTAAAACAATTGAACAAAATGGAGAAGAATAAAATTTATTGCGGTGATGGCCGTAAACTTATGTCGGAGATGTCCGAAAAAACAGTAGACTTAGTCGTTACTAGTCCACCTTATGGTGTTGGTATTGATTATGATAGTTGGGATGATGATAAAGAAATAGCCGAGTACTGGAAATTTACAAGAGAATGGTTAAGAGAGACTTATCGAGTACTTAAAGACGATGGTCGTATAGCACTAAACATTCCTTACGAGATTAACAGACAAAAAAAAGGTGGTAGAATATATTTTTCTGCTGAATTTTGGATGATAATGAAAGAGATTGGGTTTGGTTTCTTTGGTATTGTAGATTTAGAAGAAGATTCCCCACATCGTTCAAAAACAACTGCTTGGGGTAGTTGGATGAGCCCGTCTTCACCATATATCTATAATCCTAAGGAGTGTGTGATTCTTGCTTATAAGAAAAAACATAAGAAAGATATTAAAGGAACACCTCAATGGAAAGGTGAGTTTCAAATGGTTCCTAATGAAAAAATTGAAGGTGAGTTTAGAAAGAAGTTAGTCTATGAGGATAAAGATAAAAAAGATTTTATGTCTTTAGTCTTTGGTCAGTGGAATTATTTTGCGGACACAAGACAAAAAACAAAGGCGACATTTTCATTGGATATACCATATAGAGCGATTAAAATTCTTTCATATAAGGAAGACGTAGTTATGGACCCATTTAATGGGAGTGGGACAACTTGTTTAGCTGCGGAAATGTTAGGTAGACCTTGGATTGGTATGGATATAAGTAAAAATTACTGTGAAGTCGCCAGAGAAAGACTAAAAGAGTATCAAACTGAACAAAAACAGTTGAAGTTAGTATTAGATGAACATACGAGAAATTAAAGTCCATAAAAGGGATTCTATAACTATATCGACAACTGATGGTCATGTAAAAACATTTAAAAAAGAAAATTTAAATGGACCTAAAAAAGTGTGGTTTGATAATATCATCGCTTGTTCAACATCATTAATGAAAGACCCCTTTAAAAAATAAGGGGTTTTTTGTTGTTTGTTATATTTATATTAAAAGTATTCTATGCCACGTTTTATCATAACTGAGTCTGAAAAGAGAGACATTTTTAACCTTTATGGTTTGTCTGAACAAACTGAGAAGAGTATTGCAAAAGACATTTATGATGCATCTTCAGGTGTTGGTACGGATGAGGAAAAATTTTTAAAGGCGGTTTTATCTATTGATACCTTAGAAACTTTTAAAAAAGTTGATAGAATTCTAAAGACTTTTGATTATGGTGGTGGATTCTACGACTATGTGGAAGGTGAGTTAGGAATGTTTGATGAAGAATTAATTAATAAGATTAAAAATCACGTTAAAAACCTAAAATCAAAGGCGGAAGATGTGATACAGGGGTTTACTGACGGTACCAAAATGAAATCCAGTCAACAATTTTGGGACCACGTAAAAGAATATGAAGGTGATTCTAAAAAACGTGTTAACGGAGTTAAAGAACCCAAATATAAAGCTTATAAAGATAGTGTTGGTGTTTGGACTATTGGTTATGGACACACTTCAGTAATCGGAAAGCCTAATGTAACTCAGGGTTTAACAATAAATAAAAAACAAGCATTAGACATATTATATGCGGATGCTAAAATAGCAGCTAACTGTATTAGAAGAATGTTTAAAAGATGGGATAATGAGGATGTTAAATACACCGTGACACAGAGTCAATTTGACGTACTAGTCTCTTTAGTTTTCAATGCTGGATGTAATGCAGTTTTGAATTCAGACTTCATAATAGACTTTAAAAATGGTAACATAAAAGAAGCCGCGGAGAAAATTAAGACGTTTAGAATTAACGCAGGTAAAGCAAGAAGAAATAAAGAAAGTGAAATATTTTTATCATAATGAAAAAATTAATTAAAGAATCAGGATTAAGGAATATAAATGACTTAGCTGACAGATATAAAAAGGCTAAGATATACTTCCACCAAGATTTAGATGGTGTAACTACAGCGTTAGCTATGAAGAATTATTTAGAAAACAATGGTATCAAAGTTGTTGATAGTGAAATTATACAATACGGTGACAAGGAATTTGCAGTAAAGAAACAAGATGCTCAGGGTGATACAATGCCCGTGTTAGTTGACTTCGCTCACGGAAAACCAATGTTTGTGGTTCATACAGACCATCATGATAGTCAAACAGGTGTGGAAGGCGACACATCAACATCATTCAGGTCGTCACGTTCAAATGTTGAGACTTTATCTCAAATAATGTCACCAAGTGATATCTTTACTGCCGATGATATTAGATTAATATCTACAGTCGATTCTGCAGATTTTGCTAAGTATGGGTTAGAACCACAAGATATAATGAATTTTGTATTTAAATTACAAAAAGATAAGTCATTACAGAAAAATAAAATGGCCTTAGGTTTAGCAACTAACAAACTTATGTTAGCTTATAAGAATAAACCAGGTTTTATGGAAGATTTAGTAATGACATCTCAACCATCACTATTAAACATATTTCAAAACATTAATAGATTAGCTGCTGAAAAGGGGTATGCGTTACCTGAAGAGATGGCTTTAAATCAAAAAGATTATGTACAGAAACAAAAAGATAGTGATAAAGTTTATGTTGATGACGGAATTATAGTACAATACGGAGGAGGTTCAATGTTTAAACCAGGTTCTTATGACCGTTATACTCCATTTAAAAATAATCCTGAAGCTGACTTTATAGTTATTGCTTGGCCAATGGGGTTAGTACAAGCATCATGTAACCCATTTAAAGGTGAGAGAGAATTGAAAGGTGTTAACTTAGGTGATATAGCTCAAGAAGTATTAAGTAAATGGGAGAGTCAATTAAGAGAAAAGATAATTCCTTTATCTACTATCAAATGGATATCAGAAGGTAATAAACAATTTGGAGATGAGTCAGTTGGTTTCACTAATGCGGATTTAGAAGCATTTTATGGTGATAAGGTTCGTTCAATGGATGGGGGTGATGACTATATGGAAAAATTAAAAGATATAATGGACAAACCATCAACTAAGTTGACTGAAGATGAGTGGGAGATATTAGACAAATTAGGTGTACCAGCATGGGAAATGATTCAAGCTAACTCAGGTGGACACAAATGTATTACAAATATATCTGCGTTAAATTACTTCGGAAGAGGTAAGAGAAAACCTGAAGGTAAATACAAGTATAGTAAAGATAAAGGTGATTCACCATATGTTAAGTTTGTTAAGATGATTCAAAAAGAGTTCGTAAGAAAACTTAAAGAAAAAATTAACGAGTCTAAAGGGTTAAATGAGTCAGTTTTAAATGAGGCTGCTGGATTTATTTTTCCAATAGGTAATGAAGAATTCAATGTAGGGTATGATGAGTCTGGTTTAGGTAGAGGTAAAAAAAAGGTATTAGATAAAGACAACGCAATTCACAACAGTGATTATGGTTCAGGAGACGCTAAACATCAACATAGAGGAGGTCATTTAGGTGTTGATATATTTGCACCTAAAGGTACACCACTAATTTCTGCAACGAATGGTGAGGTATATAAAATCCAAAGAAAAGATATAGGTGATGGTGGTAGAGCTGTTAGTGTACTTACTAACGGTATCGTATATTACTATTGTCATTTAGATTCAGTATCTAACGAAATTAAAAAAGGTGATAAAATAAATATAGGTACGTTTATTGGTACAGTAGGTAATACTGGTAACGCTAAAGGAACTCATCCACACTTACATTTCTCTATGTATGAAAAAAGAAGAGGTTATACAAGTGGAACGATTGACCCTTGGCCATATTTAAAATCTAGTCTTGAAGGGGGTGAATTAATTATTATTGAACCAAACCAAGTAGTTGATAAAATTGAGGGTAACGTTAGTAATGCCGAGATTACTATTAAGGATATAATTAGTAATGGAGATAATTCTGAACTAATATCTATGGGTTCTAGAGGGGAAGGTGTTGAAGAAATTCAAAAGATTTTAGATAAAAAGAATTACGACTTAGGTGAAGAAGGTGTTGATGGTATATTTGGTATGATGACTATGAAAGCAATTAAAAAATTTCAAAAAGATGAAGGACTTAATTTAATAGATGGTATTGTTGGTATTGAAACCTCAACGGCACTTAAAGAAAAAATAAATGAATCCAAAGGATTAAATGAACAAGCAGACAAGGCTGAATTAGTCGATGCTGATAGTAATCAATTATTAGTTAATATTAATAATATTGAAGGAGACATCGAAAGAAGTGACCGTAAAAATATGAGATTTAAACAAGATGTTGAGTCATTTCAGATTGGATTATCTTTATTAGGTTATAAATTACCGGTGTATGGTGTCGATGGGTTATTCGGACCCGAAACAGAAAGAGCGTTAAATAAATTTAAGAGAGACAACAAATTAGAGGAAAACGGAATTTTTTCTACTGGAACTAAAGATTTAATGTATAATAAATTAAAAAATGCTAATATAGAAGATAAGGATATAGAAAAATATACATATTCAAGTAAGGAGTTTACAACATTAGATGGTAAGATAACTCATACGTACTCAGGTAGAGCATCTAAAGGAATACAAAGATTAATTGATACTATGGTTGAGAACGGTGTTACAGACCCAGTCGCACAAATTGGTATGTTAGCGGTAATAGGTAAAGAAACTCATTTTATTAATAAAAAAGAAAGAGGTTATCATAATACATCTAACACAAGAATTAATAAAATATTTTCAAAAACTAGAAAGATGTCTGACTCAGAATTAAATGATTTAAAGAAAGACTATGATAAGTTTTTTAATTTAGTATATAATGGTAGAATTGGTAATAATAATAAAAATGATGGTTCAAAATACGTTGGTAGAGGTTATAACCAATTAACGGGTAAAGCTAATTATCAAAAATATGGAAATAAAGTTGGTATTGATATCGTTAGTGACCCTGATAAGATGTTAGATGATAAAACAGCTGCCGAAGTTGCTGTAAAATTCTTAATTAGTAAAGGTGTACCTGAGTTTAGTAACCCTAAAGAGTCTACATTATATTTTGCTGATGTTAATTCAGGAAGTCCTAAGAGAAGAGCTAGAGAACACTCAATTGAAGAATTACAAAAATTTGATATAGCTTAAAACAATTAAGACAACTTTAAAATAAAGATAAGGAGACGATGTCTCCTTTTTTTATGCCTTGTTCTTCACAAAAACCACCAGAGACCTCTAAAACTGTATCACCAAATCCTTGATATGATTCACAATTTTTCTTATCATTACATGGTTGACAGTTAGAATGAATTTTAGTTATTGTTGTTCCATCTATGAAAATAATGTCTAATGGTATGATACAATTATACATCCAAAAACTTTGTTCGGTACGTTCAGGCATAAAAAATAACATACCATCAAAGGTCTCGTCAAATCTTTTTCCCATCATTCCATCAGTTATGGATTTTTTAGTGGAAGAAACTTTGACTTTTAAAATATTATTTTCTATGATTACTTTCATACTAATAAATATCCAATAAAACTAATAATGAAAAAATACGCAGGAATAATCGTAAGATGTGATAATAAAGTCTTACTTTGTAAGAGAAATTCACAAACAACTTTACCAGGTTTTTGGTCATGTCCCGCAGGTAGTGTGGAAGAAGACGAACCAACTAAAGATGCTGCGATTAGAGAATTTATAGAAGAGACTGATTTACCTGTGTTAGGTGACATCGAGTTTGCCGCGGTAATAAAAAGGTATAACAGAGACGGAAGTAAAGTTAAAGGTATGTTTTATACCTACCTTATGGATGTTGAAGAAGAGATGTTTCCTGATTTAGAAAACGCTTATGATGGGGACGAACACACGGAATGTGGGTATTTTGGTAAAGATGAATTACCTGAACCAATGACAAAACAATTTAATAAACTTATAAAAATAATTTTAAAATGAACAAATTAGTAAACATGTTAAGAACATCTGCACAGGCAGATAAAGCAAAGGCATTATTATCACTTGAATTACTTGGTAGTAAAGCAGTAGGAATCGGAGACCACTCAACAGGGGACTTCTATAAAAACGCTGAAGAGGCGTTAGTAATGTTAGTAGACGCGGACGATAGATTAGGTGCTTTAGATAAGTATTTTGATTCTAATGGAGTAATTATAGGGTAAATATCCAATAATTTTAATACAAAACACAAAAAAACCCTTAAAGGGCTTGTCTGAGAGTAATTTTTTTGTATATTTGTATAACTTTTGAGATTTATTGGAGTATTTATATCTTACCCAACAGAAAATCAGAAAGTTTTTAAAAAAAAGTTTGACAGATTAAAAAATTTGTTGTAGTTTTGTAAAACAATTCAGTAAGAGTACTGAAGACGTTCTTTGAAAATATTAGTAAGTGTCACCTTAACCATCACAGTTTGTGAAAGGAATACAAAAGATTAACCCCTTTTTCTTAAACGGTTAAGTATGACATTTGACGGCGGTTTAGCGTCGTTAGATAACCCCAGCAATGGGACTAAAGGGATTGAAACGAGAATAGTACATCGTGAATATTCGCAGAGTTTACTCTGACAACTAAACAAAGTGGCTACGGTCAAGACCCTAAGGGCAACTGCTAAAGGGACGAGACCACTCTGAGTCCGTGGAATATCAGAGTTGAGATAGTGATATCAATAGGAAAAGCTACAGGTGACGGTTCGACACACCCTGTCAGGTGTTGTAGGGCTGAGTACCAGTACAAAGGGATTCCGATACGATAAGTTAACGTATTCCTGAAGTACCGTAAGTTGACAGACTTACAGAGAGGTGTGAAGCATTTTGTTTTCAAAAGAAACGAAACTTCTCCCGAAGCACATCTTTCTCATTTCCATAGTTACTTTTACTAAAACTAAAAGAGAGCAAAAGTTCTTCGGGCGTTGACAACGAAAGGTGTCTAACACTTCGAGTCAATAGACTAACGAAGTCATCGGTAGACCGCAAGTCTCCTGATGTCAATTATCAAATACCTGGTGGGATGGCCGTCCCTTAGTGAACTCGCAAGGTTTGACAGAGTAAAGTAGTAGTTGAGTAGTTGTTAACGAAAAGAGTGGTTCACTCAAATAACCGACACTGACTTGATACTTTCGGCAACGAGAGTGGATACATGAGCAACCGATATAGGGTAATCTCACTAAAGACAAGTCACCATAAACGTGTAATCTCAGCGTTCTATACTCTATTATATATCTTCCTTAACCTCAGTTCTAACCGACTGAGGTTTTTTTATGCTCAATAATTTGTGTAAGTGAATATTATTCACTATATTTGTATAAATAAAAAAATAAAATTATGGAAGGAATTATCACATTAGTCATTATCGGTTTCGTTTTAACATTTGGTTCACAATTACTAAAAGGTATTGGAAATATCTTTGCCGCGTCAGGTAGGATTGGCGGTTGGATAGTTGGAATTATCTTAGTTGTGTTCTTATTAAAAACATTAGTTTTTAGTTCAACACCCGAATCTGTAACTCCACCAAATGACGTAACAAATACTGTGGATTATGATGAATCAAACGCAGGTTCTTATGAATTTTAAATGTAATATTAGGTCAATTCAAAAATTTAACGTATATTTGTAATATGAAAAAGGGAGATAAAATAATAGATAAAAGAGATGGGTCAACACATGAGGTTGAGTCTTTAGAATCGTTCGGGAACGTTAGCGTAATTTTTACTGAAAGTAGTAAATGTATACCGATAGAGTCAGTGAAATTAATTAGTGGGACAATTAATTTAATAAAAAATGTTTTTATTAAATTAATAACTCCTACCAATAAGAAGGTACGAACGTCAGAAGAGTGGTTGAACGATAACCCTTTATATATAAAAATGTAAAATTTATGAAGACAATTAAAATAGAACACCCAAAGTTTGGAATCTTACAGGAAAAGGTTTTTGAAGATAAGACACAGTTTAAAATCTATCTTAAAATGGTTCATTCTTGTTTGGAACTTAAAGAGGATTTAACCACATCAAATGGTAATGATTTTCTTCTTCACATACCATACGATTTATTAAGGTCTTCAATGGTAATAGGTAATGTTCAAAAAATTAGTTTAGCCGAGTACGCAATTCAAAAATCTAAAACACAATAAAAATGGTAAAAATAATTAATAATTTATGGAGTATGATTAAAATGGTTATTATTTTAATCTTTATGTTAGTAGGTGTTCATTTTGTAGGGACAGAAAAACTAGTAGAAACAGGTCTTATTTGTCTTGGATTCTACTTCTCATATAAACTCATAGAATTATTATCTGTGTACCTTAAAAACAAGATAAACGGAGTTAAAATGGATAAGACCGTTAAGGTTGTTGAGGAAATTAATCCTGAGATTAAATATATTGAAGGTTTAATCAACGAGATTAAGAAAAAAGCTAAAAAAACTGTTAAGGATAAGAATACTTTAGACCTGTTAGGTATTAAACTAAAACAACTTAAAAATGTTTAAGGTAGGTGATTATGTAATACCAAAAGATAGTAAGACTATAAAGGTAATTAATGAGATAGAAGAAATTGAAAACCAATTTATTATTTACATGACAGATAATAGTTCTTATCATATTTCACAACTACTAACTTTAAATGAAGTGGTAAAAAAAGATAAACATTATAAAGAAAGTTTTAAATTATGAGTGAAAAAAAAGAAATTGTAGGGTTCACTGCAGGTAATTTTGATTTAATGCATCCAGGTTACATCTACACCTTTGAAGATGCTAGAAAACACTGTGATAAGTTTATAGTATTTTTACAAAGAGACCCATCGTTACATAGAAAATCAAAGTATAAACCAGTTGTACCATTGTATGAAAGGTATCGAACGTTAATGGCTATTCAATATATTGATGAGGTTTACGTTTACCAAACTGAGGATGAGTTATATGATTTAATAACGTTTTTTAAACCTGACATTAGAATTCTAGGTGAGGATTATATAGGTAAATCCTTTACAGGAGACAACTTACCACCAAAGATAATCTATACAAGTAGAGCCCATGGTTGGTCAACAACACGAATGAAAGATATGATTGCGATGCAAACTATTAAACAAAATCCTGAGGTAGTTGAAGACGCAAATTACTTTGAACGTAAATTAGGTATGGATGATTGATGATATTAAACATATGCCAAATCAAAAGTGGCACAAAATTATAAGTTTTATTAAATCAGGTGTTAGAATTATTGGTTACGGTTTTATTCCTTTTAACTTGATTATCGCTTGTATTATACTTATAGTTAGTGAAGTAATAGGAATCATTGAAGAAATGGTTTAGAGGTGAAGGAAAGATAGATTTTCTTATTAGATTAAATGAGATGGTGGAGTAGTCCGATAGCCAAAGTCGGTCCCTAAAGGTGGAGAGAAATCTTCACCTTTTTTAATTAATAATCTACAATTTTACTAATATAACTATATTTATAATAAAATACCAACGGATATGTCAAACATAATAATAACTGAATCACAATTACGTAAATTAAAGTCAAACATTAAAGAGGGTTCTCATGATGGTTCTTATATGGCAAAACAACAATTATTTACAATAGCCACACTAGCATATAAAATGTGGGAACAAATGGAAGAAGGTGAACAACTTGATGATTGGATGGAAAGTAAAATTGCTCAATCAGAACAGAGTGTTGTTTCAGTTGTAAAATCTTTCATGTACGATGAGGCTGAGGAAGAGCTAAAAGGTATGGAAAAACTGAATTATGACGAGTTAGTTATCGGAACTTAATTTAAATAATATATTGACAAATACTAACCTTTCTTCTATTTTAGGAGAAAGGTTTTTTAATGCCTTAAAAATACTAAAAAATAATATAAGATGATAAAATTAACGTTTAATACAAAAAAACATACTTTGGTTTATAAACCTGATATGGAAAAGATTCATGTTGTTGAATATCCAAATGTGACAACAATTAAAGATGATGGGAATAACTATTACGAAGTTAGACAAAAACAAGAACCTGCGGGTCCGAGTGTTCCAATTATTAGAGTACCACAACAATCAACTATTATTGAATACTTACACTCATAAGTAAAATGAATAGTATTGATAAACAATATAACGAATTACTATCTACTATTTTAGAACATGGTGTGGATAAATCAGATAGGACAGGTACGGGTACTAAGTCTATTTTTGGTTACACTATACGACATAATATGAAAGAAGGGTTTCCTCTCCTTACCACAAAGAAGATGGCAGTCAAAACTATGATGACTGAATTAAAGTGGTTTTTGAAAGGAGATACCAACATTAAGTATTTGGTTGACAACGGATGTAACATTTGGAATGGTGATGCTTTCAAAAACTATATTAGTAAAACTAATGAGTATAAAGGTAATTGGCCTGACACAATGGATGAGTTCATCGAACAAATCAAAACCGATGATGAGTTTGCTAAGAAGTGGGGAGAGTTAGGACCAGTATATGGTGCTCAATGGAGAGGATGGTTTCAAGAAGGTGAGCAGGTATTTGAAGGTGATACGTTACAAGTTTATAACGAAAAAAGTGTTGACCAAATTAAAAACTTAATCGAACAACTTAAAAGGAATCCAGACTCAAGAAGGTTAATGGTTAGTGCTTGGAATGTTGGGGAGTTAGATTTAATGACTTTACCTCCATGTCATTATGGGTTTCAAATATACACTAGATTATTAACTGATAAAGAGAGATATGAATACTGGTTCAAAAATAATTATGAGACAGGTATGGAAAGATATTTCGACCCTAAAAACCTACCTGATTTTGATGATAAAAGACATGAACCAACACCAAAGAGAGCTATATCATTAATGTGGAACCAAAGGTCTGTAGACACATTCTTAGGGTTACCATTTAACATTTCTTCATATGCTACTTTACTTATGTTAATTGCAAAAGAGGTACATATGATACCAGACCAATTAATAGGTAATTTAGGTGATGTCCATTTATATCAAAATCATTTAAATCAGGCTAAAGAACAGATTAAGAGAGAAGGTTACGATTTACCACATATTAACTTTAAAAGTGTTAATTTATTAGGTGGTGAATTCAACTATGAATTAATAAATTATAATTATAAACCAACTATTAAAGCTCCATTAAGTAATTAAACGATGTTAAGTAAACAAATTCTTATTGATAATATTGAAAGAGATGATGTGTGGGATAGTGCTAAACACCTTTACGCGTCTACCTTACTTAAAGAATATGATTCTGATTCGGTAAGAAAGTTTTTATTTAATAAGTTTAAAGACACTGGTGATTACTATTATTGTTCTATCTTAAAAGAGGATGTTAATGGAGAAAAACGTAATTAACTTCATCCAAAGATACTATACTTTTGAGATAAAGGGTAATAAAGAAATATATTTAAGAGATGTGTTTGAAGATAATGTTGAAACACATACGGTGGATATAAACTCAAGGGTTAAATTTGTATGGGGTAGAGCTAAAAATGTTACGGGTGTTGATTTACGTAATAAAGAGTTTACTCACATACAAAAAATAATAAGAGAAGTTTTTAGGTCTAAACAAAGTGTAGACTTTTATAATTTTATGGTTAATGAAATACATGAACAGGAAGAATGGGAAGGTTTAGTTATACCGTTAAAGGATTTAAAACATGAGTTCCCTAATTTATATGGTGATAATATTAATGGTATAATTTTAGAAAACATAAAAAAAGATGAGTAAGGAATATAAAGATTTAAAGTCAGTTATTAGTAAATACAATAAAGTTATTGTCACTGGGCCTCATGGTGCGGGTAATAAGATAATGACAAAAATAATATCTAAAGATTTTAATTTACCTGAAGTTAGAGGTGAATATGCGTGGGATTTAAATGGGTATAATGAAGAAGATGGTATAAGAACATTTCATAAAAATCATATGAACGATAAGTACTCATCTTTTGGTCCTTCACAATCGGGACATTTACATAGAATAACAGATTACTTACAAGATGTTTTAGTTGTTTTTATGTATAAAGATATGGATAGTATTGAAAGATATTCTGAAAGAAATAAATTTGTTAAAGACCAAAGTCATAAATATGAATGGGGGGTTTATAGACAGATGGTTATGGAAGATTTCCCTGAAAGTGCTCAGTATTTGAGAAAAAGTATTGAACAATTAACCTATCATATATGGGAAAGCCATCAACGAGTATTAATACCGAATTGGGTAGAAGTTAGTCATAGTTCTTTGGAAGGTCATGAATTATGGATTAGTAAAGAAGACCGAAAAGAATTTAAAGAGTGGCAAACTACATTTTAGATATATTTATCTGTAATGAAACTACTTAAACTCTTAGAAAATATAGTTCACGAACGATACAGTGGTGTTGACATAAAAATGTTTGCTCTATTTGCTGACATATTTAGTAACTTAGTTAAAGGTTTAAAGTTAGGTATGTTAGATGAAGTATATCAAGACTTATCACAAAAGTATGAAGGAACAAAAAAACAATTACCATTAGAATATTTCTACGATTTTCTTATTAAGAATAAAGATTATTTCTCAAAGGAAGAGGAATCGTTACAGGAAAACGAAAAACAAAAAGATTTATTATTTAAGTATTGGGACGACAAAGGTGTTGAATCTACACCTATTTACCATTACTTAGGTTTAGACAGTTCTAATAGGGAGGATAGAGAAAAAATATTAACATATAAGATTGAATACTTTGGTGGAATTTATAATGTTTACGAGAAAATTAAAAAAGAGTTAAAGGTTGGTGAGCCATTTAATTATACTCAAGCAGGTTATGAGATTGAGGGAATTATTAGTGAGGTAACTATGGATATCTATACGGGTCAAACCAATCATATATTATCGGATAACTCAGAATATGTCGCGTATTATGATGTTATGGTTACAATTAATGGTGAAAACTCATCTGTAACTTTAATGAATGATGGTGAAACTTATATGTTAGGTGATTTATGGAGTAATAACGATAATGTACCTGAGAGTGTTAAGGGTGTTTTGGATGAAATAGGTTATGAAATTGGTGATGTACTTAGAGATTATGTGGATAGTATAACTCATTCTTATGGTTTAGATTCAGATAGTATAGATTATAATGTTGTTATGGAAGAGGAATTTAATATTGAGCGAAGAAAAGTTGATTAATTCCATTTTTTATTTTAAGTTTGTAGAAAATAAATAATCTTATGCGAATTACTGAAACAATCTTCAACTACCTACAAACATGTGTTTACCCCTTTGAGACCGTAAAAGTCGGTGATGTTACCGCTTTGAACAAATATCCTGATATGGATGATGTTTTATCGTGGTTACGTAACCAACACATTTATATTACCGCCTTACCTTTTAGAGATGCGAGCGAAGGTCCTGAACTTTCTTATTATTACTCAGTTATAGACTTAAATGATTTTGGACAGGAGGAGGATATTCTTTGTGACGAAACTAACTTAGGTGTTTCTGATTTGGATTACGATACGTTTGAAGGGGCATTAATTTCAGGTGTGGAGAGTTACCTCAGTTATAAATCCAAAGATTTAAAGTGGAAACGTGAGTTAATGTTTGGTGATAAAATTGGTGAAAAATTAACTTAAAACTTTTCAGAAGACACTAATTCTCTTGCCTGTTCTTCAGTATTGTAAGCGAATTCCCATATCAAAATACGTCTATGTGGGTCGAATGTGAATTTAGCATGAGAACCTTCATTAATTTCCCATCCAGGATGTTGGCTTAATAGTCTATAACATACTTCTTCCATTTGGTCTGAAGTTTGTATAGACTGACCATTAATGTCATCGTTTGTATCGTGAATCCACCCACTATCACCACCAGCATCTACATTGACTTCTACTATGTCTGAACCCACTTCCTCTAAGTAGTCAAAGATAGGTTTAAATTCTTCTGGTTCTTCTTCCTCATCTATTACTACTTCATTAATGGGTTCGGTACCGTAAACTGTGTAGGTTCCGAATATTTCAACACTTCTATATTCAGAGTTAATTTCAACTTCATAAGTGTAGTATTCACTACCTGTCTCTTCGTGCCAAGTATTATCACCGACAGC